CGCATAATACGATTGATTAACATAGCATCTTCCATCAAAGACAATTGTTTCCAAACACGGCGAGCACCTTCAATCATTGCTTTACCATAAGGAAGGAAATTGGAATCTGAAAGTAATCTAAAGTGAGCACATTCAAAAAATTCCAAGGTTTCAACCTGAGAAGTATCGGTTGGTCTTATTTGGAATTTGACGTAATTCTTATTAAGAGGGTCGGTATTTTCAAGACGTTCAACATTGTATGCAGAAATGGGTTCAATTTGATAAACACCATATTCTGGCGAAACATAAAGACGCATATAAAAATCGCCGTATTTCGCCATGTTTCTGGTCCAAGACCAAAGATTATGTTCAATATTTAAAACATCATAAAAAAGATTGGTAAGAATACCTTTTATGTTATCATCTTCAGCATGAACAACCAAAACCTTTCCCAATTCATTGACAGTCAATGATTCATCTGCATAAATGTCCAAGGCCGAAGAAATGATAGGGTCCATGTCCATAGTATCATAATCTCTGAAAAGGTCAATGCGAGCAGCTTGATACGCCAAGGAAAAGTCTCTTGTATAAGCATTATAGGAAGTGGAACGAACACGATTAAAGCGGTCACGCAAACTGTTTCTGTCAGTTGCATACATTAAATCGCTGGTATCTTTTACTTTAAGTTTTTTACCACCAACGTTACGAACTACAACACCCGAAGAAAACAATTTCTTTAAGCGCGCAAACAACGATTTTTGTTTGATATCAATTTCTTCGTTATCTACTCTTACTTCTGGTCTAATTGGACTGTCTGGCATATATTATCCTTTCAAATTTACTGTGTGTATGTGTTTCGGGTAAGTATAAATATGTGTAATTTATCGTAACAACCATGTCAAGCTTTCTACATCACCCGGCCTATTGCCAAGTCTCATTTGCCACTGTTCTTTTCCTTTTGATGGTGTTCTAACCGTATATATTGGGGTTTTATTATCTTCCTTACCAACATGTATTTTATCCAACATAGTTCGTGTCAAAACCATTTTCTCATTACGAAGTCTCAATGCTGTATCCCTTACCCACAATCCCATACCCAAAGCCAGAACCAAATCATCGTTGTAATTTTGAGCTGCTTGCGCTTTTCCATTTTCCCAAATAAATGTTTTCAATTCGTTAATCAATCGAATGGAATGAACAATGACCAGTTTTTCCCTGAAATATTCCTCTATTTTTGAAATTAATAATGGCCTTGTTTTGATGGTTGTGGAAAATCCCGGAAGTAATTTTGATTCATCACGATTATATCTGTTTGATACATTGTGATATACATCAGCTATTTTTGGGTCGTTGGTATTTGAATAGAAAGTGTTTTTATACTGACGGTCAATAATTTGTTGAAGAACAGCCCATCCAATGTTTTCACGTTCCACAATCAATAATGCGTCATTATATTCCGTAGCTAAAGTTACTAATACATCACCAAATTCTCTTGGGATTAACTGGTCTTGAAATTCTGCAACCTGTTCCAATGTTTCTATATTAAACACATGAGCCGCAGAATAATCAGAAGCATCGCCTCGGGCTACGTCAGCACATATAAGATAATCTTGGCCAAGTTTTGGACTGTCAAATATCCACAGAGCTTCACCCCGACGTTGTTCAATCCTATCCATAACCATTTTTGGATTATCTTCATACCATTTGAGAATCATCAAATCTACAACATTCGTTCCTGAGGATAGGAAGTCACAATCACATTCCTGACTTGCACCTTTGGCACCCAATTGTTTTGTTTGTTCTTCTCTCCATCTTTGGTCGCGTTCCGGATGCAAATTCCAAGGCAATTTTATGGTTTTAAAATCATTTTTTCTTTTTTCTGCATCCACCCACATTTTATGAAACCAATTACCCACACCATTTGGAGTTGACAGAATGATTGCTTTACCACCTGTAGATAGAGTTAAAAATGCAGAGGTCCATATTGTTTCTGCTTCTTCTATAAAAGCCGCTTCATCAACAATCAATAAACTTAAAGCTTTGGAACGTCCCGCGTCTTTTGCAGATGATGTTGCAGAAATCTGAGAACCATTTTCGAATCTCAAAGACATGTGATTGTTTGTGGTTTCCCTTTCTTTCAACCATGATGGCAAATGTTCATTGGCAAATCTAACCTTTGTAATGATTTCTTTTGAAACCTCCTGTTTAATGGAGATTATCAATACATTTTTATCACTATTGAACAAAGACAACCAAAGAGAATAGGCTGCAACCAAAGTGGTAATACCCAACTGTCTTGATTTGAGTATGAGAGTAAACCGATTTGCGAATTCTTTTAGAGTATCTTCCTGAAACGGATACAAATCAAACGGTATTGTGCCTTTATTCGGATGTTGTATTTTTACATATTTTCGCATGAAATATACAGGGTCTTCCATGCATCTTTTTGTTTCTTCCTTTATTACGTCTCTTAAAGTTGGTTGATTTGGCATATTATTTTTTCAGTTCCGATTCGAGTGTGGTTATTTCTTTATTCATTTTTTCCAATTCCTGATTTACTTTTATCAAGTCTCTTTCAGCGTCTATCAACCACTGTGGATTACATTTACCTGTCCAAGTTATAACTTCACCATTGGACATTACTTCACCTACTTTACCCGAATCATTTTTGAGATAGTTGATTGAGTCTATAACCTTTTCCTTAAATTCTTTTAACGCACCAAGTTTATTCTTGAGAACTTTCATTTTTTCATAATTATCCCATTGCCCATTAACTCGATATTTCATTTCTTCCGCTTCAAGACAGTCATAACATTTACCGGTTTTTGGAAATACCTTTTGGTCCAATTTATTTCCATAAGCTCTGACGTTTGTACCACAAACAGAACACCTTGATAATTCATTGATTTTATCAAGTATGGGGGTGTCCGCCGAACTTATTTGAACTTTATAACCGTTTTTCTTTTGCCATTTTCTCCCTCTGGAATCTTTCCATATTTCACCCTCTTTTCTACGGGAAACATCAGGTTCATAACCAAATTGAATAAACGGTTGTTCTCCATCAAGAACTTGCTGTATTGTATTATAATTCCACTTTCTTCTAGCCATAACACATTCCTTTGGTATTATATAGTTTACAAAAATTCTTCATGATATTTATAAATAAAGATGTTATGGACTGGTTTCGATTATTTTTGTGCTCCCTGACCAATAAATTTTTCTTCCTGATAACGCATCATAATCCGAAACCAATGATTTCTTTGTAGCAACTTGTGATGTATCTATTCTACTGGATGGACTACCCAAGGTTAAATACAAATATTCACTGTCATAGGTCATATCCACTATCGGGTCAAAAACAATAGCACCATCAGCTCTTACAGATAATATTCTACTTTGACTGATAGCGGGTATACCGGGTCTTGGTGGTATGTTCGGAACATATAAATCTCCAAATTCAATTATTGCACTTTGAGACACATACAGAGTTCCTGACACAAATAAATTTTGATAGCCGCCGCCGCCCGGTATGTATGGCACCAACGTACTACCCGACGGGTCAAAATTTTGAAACGTTTCCAAGTTGGAATAAACCAAGTTACTATTAATATCAAATAATTCAGCTTTGATATCAAAACACTCGTTAGCTACGGAAACGGGCCAAGGAATTCTAGTGGAATATGCATCAGGTGAAAATCCATCATCACCATAAACTCTAAATGAAATATGTTTGATATATGCTTGGCAAAGTTGTGGAACTATCACCAATGTTCCATACAAGTCGTTTTGTGGAGTAAAAAATGCTATCAAATCATCAAAATTAACCATAGAAGCACCCGCTGTATTGGCTACTATATTAGCTACATTGACACCAAATGCGTTGGTATAAGCTGGTTCTTGTTTAATTGCCGGAACGGAACCAGTAAGGTAAAATGATAATCCAGCATTGGTTTGGGATGGGTCTTTTAATATGACCGCAGAAATTTCCACAATATATTGAACATTCCCTTTCAACGCTATAAAATTGGAATCGTATGCGGAACCCGATTCTTCTAAAAATTGAGTCATGTCAAATGGAACGTAAACAGCATTTCTATCTGTTTGCACCGAATCCAATTTAACCATAAAATAATCACTTCCTGACAAAGAAGTGTATGATGGAGAGGAAACAAACACAGAATTTACAGCATAACCCGGAGAATAAGTCAACGATAAGTTATTGGAACTTGTAAACCAATAACGAGCGATATGCTGACTATTATAAAACGTCCCAAGAGAATTATAGTATGAATTTTGAGTTACATCATCTGATAATAACTCATTCACTGTTATAGGTTCATCAGCTATTATGGAAAAATCACCATTGGATAACAAACTTTTCGCATAAATTTTGTGTCGCGCTACATAGCCTGAAAATGTTCTAATATTTTCATAAGTTATATCAGCGTAAGATTGTTGAACTGTGTATGCTACACCGCCTATGTACGATATTTGATAACTGGATGTAGCATTATTGTAATTTACAAATGGATATTGAATTGAAAAATTTGCATTTGCTATGTTAGTTACAACATTATTACCATATCCATCAGCATAATAATACGGTGTAGCAATTTGTAACGTGTTATTATTTAAAACATCAGTAATAACATAAGATGCTGTAGCAGAAACAGGAATATATGTTTGTGATAAGGGTGATTGTATTGAGGTGATATTAAGATTGATTGTGGCACCCACCATTTGGGAATTGAAAGCATTTTCATCAAGTGTGCTGTTCGTAACCACCGGACTAATCAAGGTTAATCTATAATCTATATCGGTATTTCTTTTATTAATTGAAGATAAATTAGTATCCTTCGGAGGATTGACAGCTAATCCCTGAACGGTTCCAGTAAATGTTACACTATTGACCAATCCCAAGGAAATATTGGAACTTAAAACAGGAACTTCAGCAGATTCAACATCCAATATTGGTGATTGATAAAATCTTACCCTTGAAGTATTATTTAAAGTTTTGTTGATGGTAATATTTTGCATCCATTTTACTGTTCTACCGTCAACCAAAGTTCCATACAGAATGATATTGCCAACTCCTTCAACAGTATCATTAAAAACATAAATGGAAAAAACAAAAGACGACCCTTCCTTATACGCATAAGTTACAGAAGAAACATCAGAAGATTGTGCCAACTCCATGTATAAAGGGTTGCCTGCAGCGTCCAAACATTCCGGATAAATCATGCTACCGGATTGCAGATACGTTGACCCATTAAAAGAAAAAGCATTTTTACCAGCAGTAAATTGTGGATTAAATTCGGATACAACAAAAAATTGTGAAAGGTATTGCGTGTCTGTTACATCTGCTTGTTTTGTGTACAAGCCATAATCAACACCTTTAACACCGAAGCTATTCAATAAGTTTAACGCCATGCATATAAATAGAACTAAATTGGCGTTATTGTCTTTGGCTTTTCAAGTATTCTATCGCTGATTTAAGGATTTCAACATCATCATGAGCATATCCTAAGATTAGATTACACTTATGACATAACAATCCTCTAATTTTATTTGTAGTATGGCAATGGTCAACAGCCAATGCCCGTTTAAATTCCGATTGATGTTTTTTACATATCAAACATTGACCAGACTGATTGATAAACATCAAATTATACTCTTCAATTCCAATGCCATGCCGTCGTTTTATAGCATATCCCTTACGTCTTTCTTTGTGTTTGTCGCCTCTGCAACGTGGACCATATATTTCTTTCCATCGTTTCTTATTTTTTTTATAATAAATTTGATGTCTGCTCTTCTTTTCCATGAAGAGTACATAGAGTGTTAAACGAAATTGACCTTGGAAAACCCATTATCTTTAATTATTTCAATATGTTTATCAACTATGTCACGGAGAGATTCCAAGTGAGAAACTATCATAATAAAGTCAAAGTTGGTCTTCAAATATGAAAAAAGAGTCTGCATTGAAGCTAAATTTTCTGCATCCAATACACCAAATCCTTCATCTATAATCAAAAAATTTGGTCGTGGTAAATTGGAAATGTTTATAAGCGCTACACGAATGGCCAAAGACAAAGCAAATTTTTCAAAACCACTTGTCAGACTCATCAACCACTTTTTATCGTTATAGACAATGTAAGGGATGATGTTTTTACCATCGGTTTCAAACAATGAAGTAAAATCAGTAACTTGCCCCAAAATGTTGTTTACTTCATTTTGAATTTCTGGAACAGTAGCCGTAATGACACCAAAAGGAATTCCATCCCGACTTACGGCTTGACAATATACTTCATAAAGTTTGTATTTCTGTTCCACAATTCTAATTTGGTCAATCTTGTGATTGATTTCAGCAATTTGATTTTTACACACGGAAATCTTACTATTGATGTCCATCAATGTTTTGTTTTTTACTTTATAAGAATAATCAACTTGATTTAATTCCTTGGTGTACTCTGCAATTTGTTTGTTGATTCCTTCATT